AACAAAATCACACCAAGTTATGGGTGATATACAAGAATTTGTGTCTCCAATCGACAAGACTGTTATAGGCAGTCGTTCTCAAATAAAAGAACACGAAAGGAAACATAATGTTAGGCAAGTAGGTAATGATTACACAAGTTCTACAAAACCTAAGTTTTGGGATAATATGATTAACAATAACAAAAGAGGATAATATGACACAAGAAAGCACTCCTGCACAGGAATCAGCACCTAATCCAGCACCGACACTAGAAGCTGTATTAGAAGGTGCTATTAACCAAACTATAGATAAAGAACCTGAAACACCTAGCAATGATACACCAAAGGAAGAAGTAGAAAACACTACTATTCCTGATGCTCCTAAACAAGTGGAGACAAATAATTCCGAAGAATCTAATTCTGAATCATTAGACCAGGTAGCTCCTGAGAGTGAAACAGAAACCAAAGATTCTACAGAAGAACCTTCTGATGATGCTGTAGTGGCTCATGTTGATGGAGAGGATTCGAAAGAAACACCTTTACAAGCTCCAAAAAACTGGTCAGAAGATGTAAAAGGCACGTTTAAAGATTTACCTCGTGAAGCACAGGAGTATATGCTAAAACGAGATAAAGAGATGACTGCTGATTACACTAGAAAGACGCAAGAAGTAGCTCAACAACGCAAAAGTTATGAATCACTAGATAAAGTTATAGCTCCAGTAAGACAGCGAATAGCAGCAAGTGGTATAGGGGAATCCGAATATATTTCCAGATTACTAAATGCTGATATGGCTCTTAGAAATAACCCAAAAGTGGCAATCAAACAATTAGCACAAGGCTATGGCATTGACCTTTCATCAATCGAAGACACTGGGGATTGGAATGATTCCGACCCTCAAATCACCCAACTACAACAACAAAATCAGGCGATACTTGCTGAACTAAACCAGTTCAAACAGCAAAATCTACAATCGGCTAGACAGCAAACAGAAAATCAAATTTCTACTTTTGCACAATCAACTGATACTAAGGGTAACTTAAAATATCCTCATTTTGAGCAATTAAGAGTTAAAATGGGTAATCTAATAGATGCAGGAGAAGCTAAAGGCTTAGAAGATGCTTATAGTAAAGCTGTGCGATTAGATGATAATTTATATAAACAATCTTTAGAATCACAAAGAAAAAGTGCTAAAGCAGAAGAAGATGCTAAGAGAAAAGCAGCAGTTGAAAAGGCTAAAAAAGTTAGACCTAGAACTGCGACAGCTCCTCCTAGTGGCTCTGTTAAAACTAGCGATTTAGATTCTTTGCTTATGGAATCAATTAGTAGTGCAGGTATAACTAAATGAGTTGTGGGTTTAACAATAACTTAATGAGGTATAAAAATGGCAAGTCCAAATAGTACGTTTACCGAAATAGTTACAACTACTCTTGCAGGATATTCAAAAACTCTTGCAGATAACGTAACTAATGGTAATGCCTTGCTTCGTCATATTGATGGAAAAGGCAACAAACAAATCGCCACAGGTAGAACAATTGTGCAGGAATTAGAATACGCAACTAACTCAACTGCAAAATGGTATAGTGGCTACGAGGTATTAGATACATCTACATCTAATGTATTCACAGCAGCTGAGTTTAATTATAAACAATTAGCAGGTAATGTGGTTATATCAGGTTTAGAACAGGTCGAAAACTCTGGTAAAGAAGCAATCTTTAACTTACTTAAATCAAGAGTAAGAAACTTAGAAAAAACTCTAAAAAATACTATGGCTACTGGCTTATATGCTGATGGCACAGGTACTGATGGAAAAGAACTAGGTGGATTACAGTTGATTGTAGCTGGTACAAATACCAACACAGTTGGTGGTATTAACGCAGGTACTTATACATTCTGGAAAAACCAAGTGTATGATTTTAGTGCAGCAGCAGGTGCACCGACACCTAGTGCAACTACTATCCAAACAGCTATGAACACACTATGGTTAAGTACAACTAGAGGTGCAGACCATCCTGATGTTATCGTAGCAGCATCTAATTACTTTCAATTCTATTGGAGTTCTTTACAGACTAACCAAAGATTTACAAGTGATGACAATGCTAGTGCTGGATTTATGAACTTAATGTTCATGGATGCACCAGTATACTATGATGACCAATGTCCAACAAGCAAGATGTATATGCTTAACTCGGACTATTTATTCCTTCGTCCAGCTCAAGGTAGAGAATTCTCTCCTTTAGGTGAGAAGGCTTCTGTTAACCAAGATGCTATGGTATTGCCAGTCGTTTGGGCAGGTAATATGACTTGTTCAAATAGAGCAAGACAAGGCATCATACAAGCATAATAAAGGAGAAAAAACTATGTCTTATATAACTGGTATAGATATTACTGCCACTAGTTCGAGTGCTGAATTTCAGCCAGGGCAAATAGCTCAAACTGCTGACGGTAAACTCTATAAATATGTTCAATATAATGTTGGAGCAGGTTCTGTTGCTGCAGTATCTGGCAATGTAGTTGGATATTACGCACCTAGTGGAGCTTCAGCTGGAGCAACAACTGTTGTTACTTCAGATGTAAGTGATACTGCTAGAGTAGGTGCTGGTGTTCTTCAATCAGCTCCAGCTACAACTGAATATTGTTGGATTCAAGTAACTGGTCCAGCAACATTAACAACTGCTTTAACAGCAGGTGCTGACGGTAACGCGTTGACATTAATCGGAGCAGGAGATGGTACACTAGACCTTGTAAATGCTGCTACTGATTCTGCTTGTGCAACTGCTATAGATGCAAGTGCCAAGATAATAATGTGTCAATTTCCACTGTAGCATTAAAATATATAGAGGGTGGTTTATACTGCCCTCTATAAACTAGGAGAGTAAAATGGGTAATTTAAGAGTAAATATATTTAAGAGTGAAGATGGTAAACAAGATTTAGTAGAGTTTAAACTAATCGGAGACCCTAATACTGTTATATATAAAATGACTGAAAAAGAAGCACAGGTAAAACAAGATTTTCCTGCTGAATACAACGCATATTATAAAACTAAAAAACCAATACCAAAAGCAACTCCTATAAGTAAATTAAAAACAATTAATAAAAGTAAAATAAAATTTTTTGATTTAGAAGGTATTAGTTCTATAGAACAACTAGCAGACTTATCTGATGGTGCTTGTCATGGATTAGGTAAAGATGTATTAGATTGCAGAAAACAAGCTAGAAATTATTTAGCAAAAGAACATGATATTAAACCACAATTAATAGTAGGTAAAGAATGAGTTTATTAACCATATGCCAAGATGCAGCTAATGAGATAGGAGTACCCTCTCCTTCTACTGTAGTAGGTAGTACCGATACTACTAACATACAATTATTAGCAGCTGCCAATAGAGAAGGTAAAAACCTTGTTGCAGGGTATGATTGGCAAACATTAATTAAAGAAGAAGCACATACAACACTTGCAGCAGAATCGCAAGGAGATATGAGTACCATAGCTTCTGATTTTTTAAGATTTAGTAACGATACTATGTGGAACAGAACCACAGATAGAAAGTATTACGGACCACTTAACAACGCACAATGGCAAAGACTAAAAGCAAGTGTTAGTAGTGGTATAACAAATTACTTTAGAATAAGAGGTAATGCGTTATTATTTCACCCAGCTCCCCCAGCAGGAGAATCTGTGTTTTTTGAATACATAGGTAAAAACTGGGTTATAACATCTGGTTCATCAGCTAACGCAACTAGCTTTGCAGCAGATGCAAATACAACAGTATTAGACGAAGATTTAATTACACTTGGTGTAATATGGAGATTTTTAAAACAAAAGGGTTTGCCTTATGATAACCAGTTTCAAGAATACAGATTGAAATTATCAGAAAAGCAATCCAAAGATGGTGCGAAGCAAATCATTCGTATGGCAGGACCAAACAGATTATATCTACCTGTTAACGAACCAGAAGGTAACTTTTCACTTTAATTATAAAGGTGAGTTATGAACGAAGAAGAAAAACAAAGACTAGCTAACGAGCTTAGAAGAAAATCTTTAAGAGAAGATATGTTAGATAAATTTTTAGGTGATAGACCTGAGTTTGGTTCTTTTCAAGATGCAACTAGAAGTTTAATTGATAGTGATTATAACCCAGAAGGAACTGTATTAAGTAGAGCTATGGGTATAACACAACAACCTGCACAACCTAATATGAATTCTAATAATGTTGGTGGTGGTTTTGGATATGAGCAAAAAGACATGGGTATAAGTACAGTTCCTGAAGTAGGAACAAATCCATTTAGAGATGAACTAAATAATATGGGTATGTCTCAAGATAGTATGCCTTTACCAAGTGGTGTAGATATAATTTCAGACCCTCTTAAAAGTAAAAATATATTAGTAAATAGGTTAAAAGAATTACCATTAGATGTATTAGCAAAAATGTTAGGAATTAGGTAGTGCCTGTTAAAAAAGTAAAGGGTGGTTATAGGTTTGGAACAAAAGGAAAAGTATATAAAAATAAAACAAAGGCTAATAAACAAGCTAGAGCAATCTATGCTTCAGGGTATAAAGGTAAAAAGTAATGGTATTTAATCCTACAGGAGAAAGTACATCACAATCAGCACCTATTGGTGGATTAAACACAAGAGATGCTGTGGACTTGATGCCACAAACTGATGCTATTCGATTAGATAATTTCTTTCCTGGTTCTACAGATGTTAGTTTAAGAAAAGGTTATATAAACCATGTAACTGGTTTACCTAGCACAGTACAAAGTTTATTAACATATCAATCTCCTAGTGCTAATAAACTTTTTGCTGCTAGTAGTGGAGAAATTTATGACGTTACATCTGCTGGTGCTATAGGAGCATCATGGGATACTGCATCATGGGATACATCTAGTTGGGCAAGTGCTTCTAATTCTCCAGTTTTAACTGGACTTAGTAATGCTAAATGGGAATCTGTAAACTTTACAACATCAGGAGGTTCATTTTTATTTATAGTAAATGGTGCTGATGCTCCAAGACATTATAATGGTAGTGCGTGGGCAACTCCTACCTTAAGTGGAGTAACAGGCTCTACAATAAACAATGTAACAGTATTTAAAGAACGATTATTTTTTATAATAAATGATAGTTTAAGTTTTGGTTATTTACCTATAAATGCAGTAGCAGGAACAGTATCTACATTTCCATTAGGAAGTGTATTTAACTTTGGTGGTAAATTAGTAGCAGCTGGTAGCTTAACAAGAGATGGTGGTTCTGGCTCAGATGATTACATAGCATTTATAACATCAGAAGGTGAAGTGGCTGTATATCAAGGAACAGACCCAAGTGATGCTAATAAGTGGGCATTAGTTGGTGTATTTAAAATAGCAAGACCTATAGGTAAAAGATGTATTGTAAATGTAGGACCAGAGTTAATTGTTATTACAGAATCTGGTTTTGTGCCATTAACACAAATGTATGCAGAAAATGAATCGAATTATTCTAAAGCAATATCAGACAAAATAAGTGGAAGTATTATAACAGCAGTAACTAACTTTAAATCTACTTTTGGTTGGGAAGCATTAATCTATCCTAAAGGACAGTTTGGTTTATTTAATATACCTAATGGAGTATCAGGTGAGTTTGTGCAATTTGTAGTAAACTTATCTACAGGTGCATGGGGTAGATTTACAGGGCAAGATGCGTATTGTTGGGGTTTATTAAATGGTGATTTATATTTTGGAGGCAATACTAAAGTATATAAAGCAGATAGTGGATTTAGTGATGCAGGAGTACAAATACAAGGAAGTGCAAAAACAGCATTTGTTTATTATGGTGGCAGAGGTACATCAAAAAGATTTACAGCTATAAGACCTATTGTATCATCAGATGCACAATTACCAGTTAGTATAGGATTTGATGTAGACTTTAATGATGGCACATCTACTTATACACCATCTAGTGCAACTACTACAGGTTCTGAATGGGATAATACTGAATGGGATGTAGGATTATGGGCAGGAACTATATCTTCTCAATTAGTATGGAGAAGTGTTGCCGATATAGGTTGGAACGCAGCAATAAGAATTAAAACAAGTACACAAGCACAAAGTATTAAATGGCATAGTGTAGATATTTATTATGAAAAAGGAGTAGGTTTATGATGCTTACAGACAAAATATGGAAACTGTTAGAACCAGCTACAACTATTGGGGAAGGTTTAACAAGAAAAGAAATAGAAGAAAGTTTACAAAAAGGATATTATAAATTATTTACACATAAAGATTCTGCTTGTATTATATCTCAAAATGAAAATAGTATAAGAATAGGATTAGGTGGAGGAAAAATGGAGGAAGTAAAAAAAATAGTGGAAAAGATAGAAAGGTTTGCAAAAAACAATAAAATAAATTATATTGACATTTTAGGAAGAATGGGTTGGGAAAAAGCATTAAAAGGATATAAGAAACAAGCAGTCTTATTGAGGAAGGAAGTAACATGAGTTTTATAACAGATATATTTAAATCTCCAAAGCCACCACCATCACCAGATTATGCAGGTGCAGCACAGGCTCAAGGAGCAGCTAATGTAGAAACTGCAAGAGTAGAAGGTAGAATGAACCGACCTGATGTATTTTCTCCTTATGACCAAACATTAGTAACAGATTTAGGTAATGATAGATTTGCACAAACTTTTAGTTTAGCTCCTGAATACGAAGCACAAAGAGTAAAACAAGTTGGTATTACCGATAAGTATTTAGATACAGCAGGAAACTATTTATCAGGATTACCACAAGAAACATTTTCATTATCTGGATTATCAGCACAACCAGGTCTTATAGACAGAAGTGGTTTGACTGCGTTACCTACAATGGAAGATATAAACACTTACGCACAAAGAGTTGAAGGCGATTATTATAACAGAGCATTATCAAGAATACAACCTCAACAACAACAAGAAGTTATAGACCTACAAACAAGATTAATTAACGCAGGTATACCAGAAGGTACAGTTGCACATAATAACGCACTTGCAGAGCTTAGAATGAGCCACCAAGATACATTAAGAGGTTTAGCTAGTGAATCTATTAGAGAAGGTCAAGCACTTGCTGATGCTCAATTACAAAGAGCTACAGGTTTGCGTAGTTATCAATTAGGCGAAGGACAAGGATTAGTAGGAGAACAAGAAAGAATTAGAGATAGACAATTAAGTGATTACTTACTAAGTAGAAGTCAACCACTTAGTGAAATTGCTACTTTATCAGGACAAGCAGCTCCTCCTCCTGCAATAGCTACAACAGGATTAGATGTACCAGCAGTTAGTGTTGCTCCACCACCAATTTTTGCAGGAGCTCAAGCACAAGGACAATTTGACCAAGGAACTTATAGAGGTCAGGTTGGTGCATACGGAGCAAGAATGGCAGCATTAGGACAAGCAGCATCATCAGATAAAAGATTAAAGAAAAACATTAAATACAAATCTAAATCTAAATCTGGATTAAATGTTTATGAGTTTGAGTATAATTGGTCTCCACAAAAGTATATTGGTGTAATGGCACAAGAAATTAAAAAAGTAAAACCATCAGCAGTATCTGAAAATATCTTCGGACACATGATGGTAGATTATAGCCAATTAGATGTAAACATGGAAAGAGTGTAATATGGCAGTAACAAGAGTATTTCCACAAAGGCAACAAGACCCATTAATACAACAGTTATTAGAAAAAGCTCAAAGAGAAGCAGCTCAAGCTAGTGCTATAGGTTCTCCTAGTATGTATGCAGCAGAAGCATATGGAGGTAATTTTCCTATTGGTACATTAACAGCACAAGTATTAGGTGGTATTAGGTCAAGAAATGCCTTACAAGCTGCACAGTTAAAACAAGAACAATCTAATATAGCAGATACTAAATTAACCCAAGCATTAATTAACAGACAAGTTGATGGTAAAATAGTAAGTCCTACTGGACAATTCTTTGAAGCTACACAAAGTGCAGATGTACCATTAACAGAATCTAATTTAGCTAGTGCATTAAAACAAGATATGTCTGGAGTAAAAGGTTTTGTAACTCCTATTAGGCAAAGAGAAGAATTTGTTGATATACCTGAAACAGCTACACAACCAGCTACAGTAGAAACAAGAAAACTGCCGATAACATTAGACCAAATACCAGAAGAACAAAGATTTTTATATACAGGAACACAAGATGTATTTACTCCTGCAACAGTAGATATAGCAGGAACACCTAAAGCAGATAATTTCTTAGAAAAAGCTGCGAACTTTATAA